GCTTTGCGCCGGGCCGCCCCTCCGGCGGTAGATCAAACCACCAGCCGAAGACGACGTCGCCGCTCCACACCAAAATTTAGCTGGAAATTGAAGTGAACATTCTGTATTCGTGTATTTCTACTTCACGAAGGACAGACTGTAATGCCGAAACGTCTCCCGCTCCCCACCGCCGAAACGCTTCGCGCGTTATTCGCTTACGACCCCGACACAGGCGTCGTAACGCACCGCCGGGACGTGACCACGGGCCGCAAAAAACATCGCTGCAAGGCAGGTTCGCCCGCAGGCTACCCCGACGCCTACGGCTACCTGAAAGTAACGGCGGACGGCGGGGTCTATCAATTGCACCGGGTCATCTGGAAAATGCAGACGGGGCGAGAGCCGAGCGACTATCTCGACCACAAGAACCGCACGCGCAACGACAACCGCTGGGAGAACCTGCGCGAAGCCGATGCGAACCAAAATGCGCAAAATTCGTCGCACCCGACGGGGCTGATCGGTCAACGCGGCGTGCATTTCAGCGCTGTGACCGGGAAGTGGACTGCATTCGTCGGGGCGAACGGAAAGCTGAATTACCTAGGCACGTTCACGACAATCGGCGAAGCCAGCGGAGCCTACGAGGCCGCCGCGAAGAAACTGCACGGCGAGTTTTACGTCGAGCCGACGACGAAAATCATCCACGACGTCGTAACGCTGACCGACGTGGCCTTCGTCTACGATGTCGAGGTCGCGGCCATAAAATTGCGGCAGCTTGAACAAGCCGCCGTCAAGGCAGACAAGCCCGTCTTCGCTGAGAAGCTGCGCGAAATCGAAGCGCTGTTGACCGGCGCGCTGAAAATCGCGGTGCCGAAGAACGTTCGCGTGCTGTCGAGGACGAAGGCCGTCGTCCGCCAGCCTTGACGAGCGCACCGGCCTGTGAGACAAACCGCTCGCGCAAGTCGATCTCTGGTCAGTAGGGCTGTTCCTAGGCTCCGGTTCTGAAAGCCCCAGGTCGAGCGCAAGCAAACGCCGTCCCGGTTCGCCGTGGCGGCGTTTCGCTTTTCAGCGCTGACCCAACCCCGCCCCGCTTGACGCAGCCCGACAATGGGGCCATCGTCACGGCACTTCTCCCCACCGGCTACCCACTTCCACGCCCGCTGTGCGCCCCCGCACAGCGGGCGCTTCCTTGACCGGCCCCGCCGCGCGGGGTAAGTCTCGCCCACCACAAGGGGCCGACGACCAGCCATGACGATCGCAACGCGCCGCAAAGTCGATTACGCCGACGACACGTTCGCCTATGTCGACGCCCCGGCGCCCGGAACGTCAGGCGGCGTCGGCGACGCCACCCCCGCCGTGACCTCCGTCGCGGCCTCCGCAACCGTCGTGACGCTGAAGGCGGCCAATGCGGCGCGGCGCGGGCTTTCCATCACCAACAGCCCGGATGCGAGCGGCACGCTCTACATCAAGAACGGGGCGGCGGCCACGCTGACCGATTGGGATGTCTATCTCGCCCCCGGCGCGCGCTACGAGATGGAGCAGCCCATCAACGCGGGCATCGTGACGGGCATCTGGGCTTCTGCGGCGGCCGGGTCGGCCAAGGTCAAGGAGCTGACCTGATGCCGGTATTCAATCCGCCCCAGCCGAAAACATTTCCCGGCTATGTCTCGGGCAAATGGTATGGACCGCAGATCAATACCAATGCGGCGAGCGCACAGCTTCCGACCGGAAAAATCCGGTTCCTGCCGTATTTCAATCCCGCGCCTTTCACGGCCGACCAGCTCGGCGTCTCGATTGGAACGGTCGCAGCGGGTGGGAACGTCCGCGCCGCGCTGTATGGCAGCACGCCGCCCGGGACGGACCAGACGCCGACCGGAGCGGCGCTTGTCGCGACTGGCAACATGTCCACCGCGGCGCTCTATGCGGTCACGGCTGCTGCGCTGGCGAGCGGCGCGGTTCCGCAGGGGTTGATCTGGATGGCGGTGCAGGCGGACGCCACGGCAGGCGGCACGGTTATTCTGGAAAGTGTGGCCGGCGGCTTCAACCTTGTCGGCGGCCTCGTCGGCGGAGCGACGCTCGCGGAGCTGAAGACCGCAATCGCCAACCTCGGGTTCACCTACAATTTCGACCAGGCGTTCGGCACGTTCCCGGACATGACCGGTCAGACGATCACGAAGGTCGCCAGCAACGTCGCGGGCATCGTCAACTGGCGGGCGGCCTGACATGACGAACTACAAACTTGACTGGCTGGCCGATGCGCTGCGCGGCGCCGGGCTTCCGGTCGTCGAAGTGGCCGGGTGGAAGACGCGCGGGCGGGCCGAGTTCGGCACGCTGCGCGGCGTCATGTGCCACCACACCGCTGGCCCGCGCCAGGGCGACAAGCCCAGCTTGCGGATCTGCATCGACGGCGATGCGACGCTCGCCGGGCCGCGCTGCCATCTGTTCCTGACGCGCGCCGGCGTCTGGCATGTCGTCGCCGCGGGGAAAGCGAACCATGCCGGGAAAGGCCGCTGGAACGGGCGCACCGACATGGGCAATTCCGAGATGATCGGGGTCGAGGCTGAGAATACCGGGCTCGACAACGATCAGCCGTGGCCCGAGGCGCAGATGGAGTCCTATGCGCGCGGCTGCGCGGCGCTGGTCAAGCGCGGCAAGCTGACCGCCGCCGACGTGATCGGGCACAAGGAATATGCGCCGGGGCGGAAGATCGACCCCACGTTCGACATGCCGGCGTTTCGCGCGCGCGTCGCCGCCCTCGCAACCTAACGCCGCCGCAGGAGTTGAATCGACATGGAACTGCTGCGGCTCCTGGTCCCGTATCTCGGCGCGTTCATGGCGGTCTTCGGGCTGATCCTGATGCTGGTCTACGCGCCGGATGACGCCAAGGCCGTCATGGCGACGGAATATTCGAATTTCGTGAAGATCGTGGCGGCGGCGATCGGCCCGACGGCGGTCGCGGTCATCGGGTCGTTTGCGGCGACGGGCCGTCCCGAGTTCGGGCCTGACGAAGCGGCCAAGCGCGTCGCCTACTGGACGTCGAAGTGGACGTCCTGCGTGATCTTCGGAATCGGCGGCGGCCTGGTCACGAAATGGACCGGCTGGGATGTCGCCGGGTATACCGCTGCCGGGTTTGGCGGCGTGATGGGGGTGCAGATCGTGAACGTCGTGTTCAATCGCATCCTCGACAAATGGGTGTCGCCCGGAAAGGCGGACTGACCATGCTGCGCCCCGCCCTCAAATCCGGGCACCGCGACGCCTGGCGCGTCGCCAAGATCGCGGCCCTCGCCGCCGTCGCGGTGGCGTGCTTTTGGGTCGGCCGCGCGGCGACGCTGGGGTATTTCCCGCCGCCGTGGCTTTACCCGTGAGCTGGATTCTCGCGCGTCCGTGGGCGGTCGGTTTATGCGCCGGCCTGCTCGTCGCCGCGCTCCTGATGGGCGGCTTCACGTTGTGGCTCGGGTCGCACGACGCCGCGCTGATCGCGAAGCGCGACGGCGAATGGCAGGCCGAACTGACGGCGCAGCGCAGCGCCGAGCAGGCGCGCCAGGCGCAGCTTGCGGCGGACAACTATGCGAAGGGGCTGGCCGATGGTATCGTGCGGCAATCCGAACGCGAGAAAGACCGTGAGCAAGCCCCGATTGTCGTGCGTGAAATGGTCGAGCGGTCGACCGCTGCGGCGTCGTGCCGCCACGATGGCGTTACCGCTGCTGCTCTTGGGCGCCTGCGCGTCGCCGACTAGCGTTGCCGTCGATCCGGCGCTGTCGCGGCCGCCCTGCACACCCCCGGCGGATCTGATGCTGCCGATCGGCCCGCTACCGCCCATCGCCGCCGGCGATCTCATGGTCGCGTCGCAAGCCGCCGATTCGGTGTGGATGCTCGACCTGCGTCGCGTGCATAACGCGCTGGTCGCATGGGTGAAGGAACGCTGCCAGTAATGCCGGCCCCGAACGCGATCAATCCCAGGACGGGCAAGCGTTACGGCTGGGAAGCGGCGCAGGCCGCGAAAGTGAAGGCCGACGACACGGCCGACATCAAGAAGCAGCTCGCGCTTCTGAAGCGGCAAAAGAAGGCCGTCGAGGCGCGCGACGATCTGTTGACCTTCACGCAGTTCACGATGCCGGACCCCGAGGATCCGAACGACGTTGAGCGGTCGAAATACGAAGCGGCTCCGTTCCACAAAGCGGTCGCTCGGGCGCTGCTTGATGTCGAAACCGGTAAAACGCCGCAGCTCATCTTTTGTATGCCGCCGCGCCATGGAAAGTTGTGCGCTGACGACACGCCGGTTCTAACGACTGCGGGCTGGACGACCCACGGTCGGTTGAAAGCCGGCGACTATGTTTACGGACCCGACGGTGAACCTACCCGCGTAGAAGAAGTGTTCGCGGAAGGCGTTGCCGACACGATCGTCGAAATGACGAATGGCGAGATTGTCCACGTAAACGAAGACCATCTTTGGACGGTCTATGACCGTAGCCGTGGATGTTGGCGCGTTTTGCAGACAAGGGAAATGCGCCGTCGGAAATTGTGGAACGGGCCGGTCGGAAAACGGGGCGGTCGTGCCACGCTGCAGCTTCCAGACACTCAGCCTGTGGTCGGACAGCACGTCGAACTTCCCGTCGCGCCGTATTCACTCGGCGTGTGGCTGGGGGACGGCTCGACAAATAAGCCTGCAGTGACCATGAGCGAAGAAGACGGTGCGCTTGTGGTCCCGGCGATGCGCGCGGAGGGATACGAAACCGCTGGCGTGTGGATGCACAAAACGACAGGCGTGCCGACCTACTCATTCGGCGGTAAGGGGCGGTTGCCGGCAGCGCTTCGCAGTGCCGGCGTCTTCGGGCGCAAGCACATCCCGGATATTTATTTTTGCGCATCAATCGAGTCTCGGCTGCAACTGCTCGCCGGTCTGATCGACACGGACGGGTACGTCGAGCCCTCGACCGGGCGAGTGCGCGTGACAACCGCGGATCCGGTTCTCGCCGACGACATCTACAAGCTAGTCGCCAGCTTGGCTTTCCGCCCGCATGTTCAAAAGTACGCGCCGGTTTTGTCTACGTCGGGGGTACAAGGGCGAAAAACAGTCTTCGCTATTGGGTTTCAGCCGACACGCGAAGTGCCCGTTCGGCTTCCCCGGAAGACGGTTGACGTTTTCGCGGAGCGGCGCCGCATCGGCGTTAAGACGATTCAAACCGCCGAAGCGAAACCGGGTCGCTGCATCAAAGTTGCGCGTGCGGACGGGCTTTATCTTGTCGGGAAATCGCTAGTTCCGACGCACAACACAGAGATCGCGACGAAGCGGATGGCGGCTTGGTATAGCGGCCGTCATCCCGGCCATGACATCATCGCGGCCATGGCGACGGATGCGTTGGCGACCGATGCCGGTAGCGACGTGCGCGCCATTATCCAGTCGCCGCAGTTCAAGCAGGTCTTCCCGGCATACCGGTTACGGCGCGGCGGTGCGGCAAAGGATAACATTCAAACCGAGCAAGGCGGGCGGCTTATTTTCGCTGGCCGCGGCGGCACTATCAACGGCAGAGGTGCGAATATAATCCTATGCGATGATCTTTTCAAGGACGCGGAAGAAGCCGCGTCGCCGGCAGTGCGCGACAGCGCATGGAATTGGTTCGTCAAGGTCGCGTTGTGGCGTCGCATGGGTAAGAAGCTGGCGATCCTGACGATGACGCGCTGGCACAGCGACGACATCATCGGTCGTCTGACCGACCCGGAGAACCCGCACTACAACATCGAAGAAGCGAAGGCGTGGAAGATCATCCGGCTTCCCGGCATCGCGGAGGAAGACGACCCGCTGGGGCGCAAGGAAGGCGAAGCGCTGTGGCCCGAAAAATACGATCGAACCTATCTCATGAGCGGCCAGCGGCGCGATCCGCTCGGCTTCGCCGCGCTGATTCAGCAGCGGCCTTCAGTCGCCGACGGCGTGCTGTTCCGGCGCGAGAACATCCAGTTCTACAAGCAGGCCGATCTGCCCGAAGACCTGCGCATCTATTGCTCGTCCGACCACGCCGTCGGGACGAAGCAGCGCAACGACTACACCGTCATGTTCAAGGTCGGCATCGACCGGCAGAGCAACATTTGGGTGCTGGATTGTTTTCGCGCGAAGGTGGCGGCGGACAAGGCCGTCGAAACGATGCTGGCGATGGCGTCGGGAAAGCAGAAGCCGCTGCTGTGGTGGGCGGAACGCGGCCACATTTCGAAATCCATCGGGCCGTTCCTGCGCAAACGGATGCTCGAAACCGGGACCTACATTAACATGGTCGAAGTCACGCCGGTCGCCGACAAGGAACAGCGCGCGCAGTCGATCGCCGCCCGTGTCGCGATGGGGAAGGTCTATTTTCCGGTCGACAAGCTGTGGACCGAGAAGGTCGTGAACGAGATGCTGGCCTTCCCGAACGGGACGAACGACGACGCCGTCGACGCCCTGGCCTATATCGGGCTTGGATTGCAGAACCAGTTCGGGCCGAGTAAACACAGCATTGCGGCGAAGCAGCGCGCCGAGCAGCCCGCGACCCTGACGCTCGATTGGGTGAAGCTGTCGGCGCGCCACGAAGCCGAGAAACGGGCGCAGCGTCGCCTCGGGGGTTGCTAGGCCATGCTGATCGAAGACGACCTGACGATGGCCGACACCGACGCGGCGATTGCCGTCGATCCCAGCGTCGCGCCCGACTCCGAGCAGGACAAGGCCAAGGTCACGCAGATCATCCGCACGGTGCGCGCCGATCGCCACTTTCATCGTCTGGCCTTCGACCGGATGCGCCGTGACATGCAGTATGCGACTTGGGGGTCGTCGAAGCAGTGGGGTGTTGACGGCCAGTATCGCGCCAACATCACGGGCCGGCACGTCCGCCAGCGCACCGCGGCGCTCTACGCCAAGAACCCCCGCGTGAAGGCCGCGCGCCGCGAGACGATGGATTTCGCGGTGTGGGACGAGAACCCCGCGTCGCTGCAGCTCGCCCAGCAGACCATCCAGCTTATCTCGGCCGCGCAGATGGCCGCCCCGCCGATGGTCGATGAAGCGGCGGGTCAGGTCATCCCCGGCGAGGCCGTGCTGCCCCCCGGCATGAACATGGGGATGCTCGATCAGGCGATGGCGGTCGTCGCCGACTACCAGCAGGGCACCGCCCGGCGCACGATGATCGCCAAATACGGCCGCACGCTCGAATTGCTCTACGCCAACGCGATGTCGGAGCAGAAGCCGCTCGACTTCAAGACCGGCATGAAGCAGGTCGTGCGCCGCGCCTGCACGACGGGCGTCGGCTACTGCGAATTGGGCTTTCAGCGCGAGACGGGGCCGCGCCCCGGCCTGACCGAGCAACTGGCCGACAGCCGTACGCGGCTCGATCATCTGCGCAGCCTCGCGGAAGGCATCGCGAACGGCGACTACCAGGACGACAGCGCCGAGATCGCCGAACTGGAATTGTCGGTCGCCGCGCTGCAGGCCGAGCCGGAGATCGTGCTGCGCGAAGGGCTGGTCATCGACTACCCGCAGTCGACGAAGGTCATCCCCGACACGCTGTGCAAGGCGCTGATCGGTTTTGTCGGGGCACGTCACATCACGATCGAATACATCTACACGGTCGATCAGGTCCGCGAGATGTTCAACATCGACCTGACGAAGATGGCCTACACGCCATACGACCCGAACGCCTACAAGCGGCGTGACGGCGACATCGACAGCCCGAACAACGTGCCGGACGATAACATCGACGAGAGCTGGCGCAGCGACACCGCCACGAAGCGCGACGGCCTCGTCTGCGTCTGGAAGCACTACGACAAGCCCTCCGGGCTGGTCTATTGGGTGGCCGACGGCTACGCGGGCTTCCTGCGCGAGCCGGCCGCGCCGGAAGTCTTCGTCGAGGACTTCTGGCCGGTTTACGCGCTGACGTTCAACGCCGTCGAAAACGAAGACGAGCTGTTCCCGCCGTCCGACGTCGCGCTGATGCTCGACATGCAGATGGAGCATAACAATTCGCGCCAGGGCCAGCGCGATCACCGCCGCGCCGCCCGCCCCCGCTGGGTGTCCGCCAAATCGGCCTTCGACAACGAAGACGACCCAAAGACCCTGCAGAATTTGCAGCCGCTCGAAATGGCGACGCTGAACATGGCGCCCGATCAGTCGATCGCGGACATCCTGCAGGTCGTGCCGGTGCCGGGCGTCGACCCGAACCTCTACGACACGTCGCCCTACGATTACGACGTGCAGGTCGTCGTCGGGGCGCAGTCGGCGCAGCTCGGCGCGGTGTCGCGCGCCACGGCGACCGAGAGCGCCATCGCCGCGGATTCGACCGCCTCGTCGGACAGTTCGTCCACGGACGATCTCGACGCGTTCCTGACGGTCGTGGCGCGGGCCAGCGGTCAGATCCTCCAGAAGGAAATGAGCGAGGAGCAGGTCAAGAAGATCGTCGGTCCTGGCGCGGTGTGGCCGGAAGTGTCGCTGGCCGACATCGCGAACGAAGTCTATCTCGAAATCGCGATGGGCTCGACGGGCAAGCCGAACCAGGCCGTCGAAATCAAGAACTGGCAGCAGATCGCGCCGATCCTGATGCAGATCCCCGGCATCCCGCCGCAGTGGATGGCCGAGCAGACCGTGCGCCGCCTCGACGATCGCCTCGATCTGAACGAAGCCTACGCCGCCGGCCTGCCCTCGATCGTGTCGCAGAACGCCATGTCGCAGCAGCCCGCGCCGCCGGCCGCGGACGCCGGCGCCGACCCGAAAGCCCAAGGGGCCGAAGGCGCGGGCAATGCGCCCGCCCCGCCCGGCGGCATGGGCGGCAGCGACGCGGCGTTCGGCTCGAATCAGGTGTAACGTGTAGGTTACGTTTGACGTTCCGGTTTTCCGGGCGTAAAAGCGAAATCGTAATTCTCAGGAGCATCTATGCCCGGAGCCAAGGACGATAATTTCGAGGCGGATTCGTCCGACGTCTCGCAGATCGACGATGGAATTGTCTCAGACCTTTCCACCGCGGATTCGTCAGCCGCGACCCCAGGCGATAACGCGCCTACCGATTTGCTGTCCATCGTTCGCGACGTCGTTGCGCCGAAGGACGAAGCCGGGAAGGACGCGGCGGCCTCGCCAGCCGACAGCGCCGAAAATACCGATCCTGCCGCCGAGGGGGCCAAGGACGGCGACGCCGAAGATGATTTTTCGGACGTTCCGTTCAACCAGCATCCGCGGTGGAAACAAATCCTGACGCAGCGCAATGAGGCGCGTGAAAACGCCAAGTTGTTCAAGCAGGATGCCGATCAATACCAGAAGGTCCAGACCTTCATCGACGATCACGGTCTGTCCGCGGAAGAAGCGGCCGACGGCCTCGTTATCTTCGCCATGGCGAAGACCGATCCGGTCGGTGCGTGGGAAGCCGCCAAGCCGTGGTTCCAGAAGCTCGTTGTCGCGGCCGGCGTCGTCCTGCCTCCCGACATCAAGCAGATGGTCGATGCAGGGCAGATGAGCCGTGAGGCGGCCGCTGAAGTTTCCAAAGCCCGTGCGCAGGTCGCGTCGGTGCAGTCGAAGCAGCAGTGGGAAACGCAGCGCAACGCTCAACGGCAGACGACCGAGGCGCAGACCGCGCTGACGTCGACCGTGATCGACTGGCAGAAAGATCGGGAAAAGAAGGATCCGAATTTCGGCGCGAAGCTACAGCCGCTCATGCGGGAAGTGGCTTATCTGCACGCTACCGAAGGCAAGCCGAAGACCGCGGCGGAAACCAAGGCGCAGCTCGACAAGGCTTACAAGGCCGTCAACGCTTCGCTCCCCGCCGCGGCCGCCAAGCCCGCCCCGGCCCAGCGTCCGCAGGTTCGTCCTACCGCAGCGAACGGCTCGGTCGCAGCCGGCGCCGCAAAGCCGAAGCCCAACAGCATCCTCGACATCGTTCGAGCGAACCGGGCTTCGGCGTAAGGCGTCCGTTTAAAACGGAAACAGGAACATGGCATTCACCGCCGACGAAATCGCGAACATCAACAACGCCGCGCTCGACGACTTCATCGACAAGGGCAAGGTCTGGACGCAGTATGTGGCGAACAAGCCCATGCTTGCGGCCTTCAAGGAAACCGCCGGGCGCTTCACGGGCGGCAAGGGCGACGTTTCGTTCGCCGTGAAGGCCGGTCAGGGCGGCGGGTCGTTGCAGGGCTACACGGGCGACGACCAGGTGTCCTACTACAACCCGACCGGCATCAAGCGCGCCTTTTTCCCCTGGCGCGAGCATCACATCGGCATCGGCGTCACGCAGACCGAACTGAAGATCGACGGCATCGACGTCATCGAAACCGGCGCCAGCCAGGAAACCCGCATGGTCGACGGCCGTGAGGAACACGCGCTGGCGAACCTGCTGCAGGAGAAGCTGGACGATCTCGGCGAAGACTACGCCGCGAGCATGGATAGCCTGATCCATGGCGACGGTTCGGCCGACGCCAAGGCGCTCGCCGGCATCGGCTCGCTGATCCTCCCCGTGCCCGCTGTCGGCACGACGGGCTCGATCGGCCGCGTCGCGAACCCCTGGTGGCGCAACCGCGCGCGCACCGCCGCGAACAGCAACGCCATCACGTCGTCCACGGCGAATGGTGGTGCGCTCATCACGGCGCTTCAGACCGAATGGCGTCAGCTCTCCAAATATAAGAAGGGCTCGACGAACGTCCGCATCTTCGCCGGTTCCGACTGGATCGACGCCTACCTGACCGAACTGCGCGCCAACGGCAACTATTCGATGGTCGGCTGGAACGGGAAGAACAACGTCGACGGCGGCATGTCCGATCCGTCCTTCATGGGTACCCGCATCGAATGGGATCCCACGCTGGACGGCCTGAGCCTCGCCAAGCGCGCCTACTTCATCGACATGAGCCGGACGGGCCTGCGTCTGCTGACCTTTGACGGCAAGCTGATGAAGAAGCACAACCCGGCGCGGCCCTACGACCGCTACATGATGTACAACGCCATCACGACGACTGCCGTGATGGTCGCCAAGCAGCTCAACACGTCGGGGGTCTACGACATCACCTAAACGGTGGTTTCGACCCGGAGCGTGAACCGCTCCGGGGGCTCCCTTCACAGACACAAGGAACGTGCATCATGTCTTTCGCAGTTGTTCAGACCACGCTCGCCGCGGCCGTTGCGTCGCCCGCCGGCACGGTCGTCCTCGCCTACCCCACCGGCTACGTCCAGGCGGATTTCATCGGGGCCAACGCCTCGCCGACCGCCTATCTCCTCCGCAACGACAATGATCGTTTCGAGGAAGCCGACGACGATTTCGACATCACCTACGGGGCGTCGACCGTTACCATCACGAACAAGACGACCGTCAGCTGGGCGAGCGGCGACATGCTGACGAGCAATCTTGCCGGCGACTTCGACGCGATCCTGCCGGCGACCGCCGGCATCCAGGTCGTCTCCATCCCGATCCAGCTCACCGCCATGACCACGGCGGCGGCCGATCTGGTCACGAACTACACGCCGGGCTTCGCCTTTGAAATCCTCGATTTCTCGTTCGCCGTGACCACGCTGGGCACGGGCGCGGGCGCGTCGCAGGTTCTCAATCTGGAAATCGGCACGACCAATGTGACCGGCGGCGTGCTGACCCTCCTGCTGGCGGATGCGACCCCGCTCGGCAAGGTAACGGCGGCCACCGCGATCACCGCGGCGAACACCGGCGCGGCGACCGACACGATTTCGGTCGAAGTGGCGGCCTCCGGCACCGTGTTCACGGCCGGCGCCGGCGTGCTGCTCATCCGCCTGCGCAACCTCGACACCTACAATGCGCTCGCCGCGCTGGCGGCGCAGTTCAACCGCGTCTAAGGCAACCGAACCGGGCGGGGCGGCGTTTAACCGCCGCCCCTTCCCTCCCACAAAGGACGAGACATGCAGATCGCGAACATCATCCTGGCGCTTGGCGGCGATCAGCGGAACACCGTTCCGAAATACGAAGTCACCGTTTCGGAGATCGCGGTGCTGCGCTACATCCACGGCGACGACGCCGTGACTGAAATCGAGCCGGTCGGAACTGTTGAGCGATCCTCGCGCGAGGAACTGGCGCGGCTGCGGGGCCTCTACCCCAAGACCGATCCCGCCGGCAAGAACATCGTCATGACCGAACTGTTTCCCGGCGCCTCCCCTGCCTACAAGACGTTCGACGATCTCGACATCGAACCCTCCATGTTCAAGCCCGTCACGGTGATGACCGCGGCGGCCGTCGCCGCCAAGGCGAAGCAGGATCCGCTCGATCACGACAATGACGGCCGCAAGGGCGGTTCGCTGCCCCGGCAGGACGCCGCGCGCCGTATGTCCGCGTCGAACCCGGAGCGTGAGCGCGGCGAACCGAAGCCCGGCAGCAAGAAGCGCACGAAGGCCGAGATCGCGGAAGACGAGGCCGCCGATGAAGCCGACGACGACGCGGAACGCCGCGCGCTGGAAGACGCCGAACTGGAGGCCGAAGATGAGGCCGACGGAATCGTAGACGCCCCCGACATCATGGGCTAAACACGTCGCCATGGCTCGCAACGTCACCATGATCAAGATGCTGACGAACCTGCGGGCCAGGGCGCGTATCTCGAAACTGCCCGCGCATAACATCTACGGCCGCGATCAGCAGGTCGAGATGCTGCAGAACAAGCTGAACTGGTTCTGGAACGAGTTCGACTGGCCGCATATGCGGGTCGACCGTTTCATCGAACTCGCGGCGGGCCAGCGCTTCTACGACCCGCCTGCCGATCTCGACATCGCACGCATCCAGCATGTCGCCGTGCGCAACGGCTCGGTCTATATCCCGGTTCTCGTCGGCATCACCGACCGCGACTATGCGGCGTGCGACAGCTACCTCGACGTCCGGCAAGACCCGGTCGCCAAGTGGCAGATTTCCGAAGACCCCGACCAGCCCGGCGTGCCGCAAATCGAAGTGTGGCCGGTCCCTGAAACCGACTACGATCCGACGACGCTCGACGGGACGCTGAAGGTCACGGGCATCCGCAACCTCAATGTCTTCGTCGACGACACCGACACCTGCGATCTGGACGACGAACTGATCGTCACGCACGCCGCCGCTGAAATCCTGGCCGCCAAGGGCGCGCCGGACGCGCAGGTTAAGCTGGACGAGGCGACGGCGGTGTTCGCGCGCCTGAAGGCCGGCCTGATGCCTCGCAAAGTCTATAGCGGGATGCTCGGCACGCAACGCGGCTGGCGCAACGGCTACTGGAACAATCGCATGTATGCGATCTGGCGGCCCGGCCAGTAATGGGCACGATCTGGATTCGGGAGTTCACGGGCGGCCTCGACACGCGCCGGCTCCCCGAGACGTCGGCCGGCGGCCTGCTGATCAAGGCCGTCGACTGCCACATCTCGCGCGGCGGCGAGATCGAACAGCGCCCCGCATTCGACGACCTGGGCGATCTCGACGGGTCCGTCGGCCTCGCCTACGATCCCAGCAACCTCTATGTTTTCGGCGACGAGGCCGATCCGGGCGGCTGGCCCGCCGGCGTCACCTACCAGCAACTTGAACATCCCGACGACCCGATGATCGCGCTGGTCCGCATTCGGTCGTGGGATCTCTACGCGGGCAAAATCTACGTGGCCGCCGAGTTCGCCGACGGCGCGATTTATCACTTCTATGACGGCGACAACGTCGCGTTCTGGTTCGACGGCAAGGCGCGGGCGCAGTTTGACGTCCTGACCGGCACAGGAGCCGCCGGCGCGACGCCATCGCACTGCACGCTTGAAGTGCTGAATCTCATCACGTTCCCGGCGCAGATCGACAATATCTTCATCAACGCGGTCGACCTGCTGGCATCGCCGATCATCTACAATCCCGGCGGCTTCCCGACGATCACCGACACGATCCTGCTGGCGAACATCATCAATACCGCGATCAATGCGAACAGCGGGCCGTCCGGCTTCACGTCGGTCGTCAGCGGCGCGCTTCTGACGATCACCGCGAGTGTCGCCGGCGTCGGCGATAACGGCGTCACCATCAATCCCGTCTATGACGACACCGCCGTTTCGCTGAACGGCACGATCATGACCGGCGGCGCGGACGCCGTGACGCCCTACGTCACGAGCGTCACGATCGACGCGATCGAATCGCTTTCGGCCCCCGTGGCGTGGGCCGGTTCGGCGACCGCTACCGCGACGGCGCTCGCCGCGGCGATGGACGCCAATTCCGGCGCGACGGGCTTCGACGTGACCAGTTTCGGCCCGACGGTCTATGTCGCCGCCCAGGCGGCAGGCGTCGGCGAGAACGACAAATACGTCCAGATCATCGCGGACGCCGGCTTCACGTTCTCCACGACGTCCGTCGCGACCAGTGGCGCATCGGACGAAGACACGCAGCCTGGCTCTTTCGTCCGCACGGTCGGCAAGAAGATGTATTCGCTCGCCGGGCCGAGCCTGTTCTTCTCCGGCATCGGCACGCCGACGCAGTGGAACACCAGCGCCGTCGGCGCGGGCTTCATCGACATGTCGACCGAATCGTCCGGCGCCGAAAACCTGCTGGCGATCGCGCGCTACCAGAACCTCATCGCCATCTTCTCCGCGACGGTCATCCAGCTCTGGTATGTCGATCCCGACCCGGCGCTGAACAAGCCGTCGCAGACGCTCAACAATACCGGCACCGTATGCGGCCTGAGCGTCGTGCAGATGGGCGACACCGACCTGTTCTATCTCGACGAGACGGGCATCCGTTCGCTCCAGGCGCGTAGCATCACGAACTCGGCCGGCACGACCGACATCGGCATTCCAGTCGACACGCTTGTCGTGGAAAAACTGGCGACCATGACGGACGACGAGAAGTCGAAGATTATCGGCCTGATCGAGCCGCGCGAAGGCCGGCTGTGGATGATCATGAAAGACGAAATTTTCGTCTTCTCGTTCTTCAACGGGGCGAAGGTCAGCGCGTGGACGACCTACACCGCCAGCACGAAGGCCGACGCCGAGACGGACGCCGAGACGTTCGACATCGACTATGCGGTTGTGTTCAAGAACCGGGCCTATGTGCGGAGCGCCGACGATCGGCTTTATGCTTTCGGCGGCATCGCGCCGACGTCGGTCTATGACGCGACCGTGGCGGAAGCCTGGGCGCCGTATCTGGACGCGAACGAGCCGATGCGCGCCAAGGAATTTCAGGCGATCGACACCGTGGCGCGCGGCCAGTGGCTCGTGTCGGCGGGGCTCGACCCGAACCAGGAGACGGTCGAGGAAGAAGTCGCGCGGGTGCTGAATACGACCTACGGCGTCGGTTCGATCCCCTACGGCGTCAGCGCGAACCACATCAGCCTGCGGTTCCGCTCCGAAGGCGTCGGGCCTCACAAGATGGCCGCCGCGGCGATCTCCTACGATGGCGACGCGGATGAAGATTGACGTCGCCGCACCGGGCGAAATCCGCGCCGTCGCGCTGGAAATGCGGGACCGCGACGTCGCGGAGTTCAGCGCCGTCAGCTTCGCCGACACGCGCGAGGAACTGGCCGCTGCGCTGGAGTCGCGCTATGAGGGCAACCCGGCGGTCATGTGCGCCCACTGGAAAGACCGCCCGACGTGCATCGGCGGCGCGATCGAGGCGCGGCCAGGCGTGGCGTCGCTGCTGTTCTACGCCACGGACGACTTTCACCGTCTGGCGCTGCCGATGACCCGCTGGCTGCGGAACGAACTGTTCCCGCGCCTTTTCGACGAAGGCGACATCCACCGGATCGAAGCCATCGCGCTCGATGGGCGCAAGGACGTGCGGGCGTGGCTCTATACGCTCGGCTTGCAACCCGAAACCGGGCCGTTGTTCGGTTACGGCAAGCGCGGCGAGCCCTTCATCATGTTCTCAAAGGTGGTCGATGTTCGTTCGCCTCGCGCTGGCTGACGAGGCCGAACTGCTCGTCGAGATGGCCCGCGACGCGGTGACGCAGACGAAGCCCGAGCATGAGTTCGACGCCGAGCGCGTGCGAACAGTGTTCACTTCCTACCTTCAGCACGCCCATCCGACGTTCTTTTTCGTCGAACAGAACCGCAAGGTCATCGGCTTCCTGCAGGCCGAGATGGGCCTCTATGACTTTACAAGCGGCATGTTTACGGTGCAAAAGACTGTCTACGTCCAGCGCGATAAACGTGGAACTCGCGCCGCCACATTGCTGATGCAGCATTTCATCGACTGGAGCCGGGTCCATATCGGCGCCAAGGAAGCCTTCGGCGGCGTGGACAACGACTTCCATGCCGAGCGAACCGCAGGGTTCCTAGAGCGCTTCGGCTTCAAGAGGGTCGGCTACGCAATGACGCTGGATCTGCGAAATGGCTAAGAAGAACGACGGCAGCAAGGAAGCCGCCCAGGTCCGCGCGGACGAACAGGCGCGCCAGGAGCGCATTCGCACCGGCACCGAAAAGGTCAACCAGACCTTCGGCCAGTTCGACGACAATTTCTTCGCCGGCCGCCAGAAGGCGTTTCTCGATTACGCCACGCCGCAGCTCGACGACCAGCACACGGAAGCGCAAAAGCAGCTCACCTTCGCGCTGGCGCGGTCGAACCTGCTCGACAGTTCCGTCCGCGGCGAGAAGGCCGCCGATCTGCAAAAGCGCTACGATCTGAACCGGCAGGGCATCGCCGACGAGGCCGTGAACACCGCCACCATGTCGCGCAACGCGATCGAGGACGCGCGGGCGAACGTCCTGTCGATGCTGAACGCCACGGGCGACGTCACAGGCGCGTCGAATGCGGCCCTGGCCCGTGCGACGGCCCTGTCGACGCCGGCGACCTATTCGCCGCTGACGAACCTGTTCGCGGACTTCACCAGCGGCCTCGGGCAGCAGGCGGCGCTCGAAAAAGCCTACGCGGCGTCCGGCGGCATGACTGGCGCGCCGAAATACCAGACCGGGCTGTTCGCGCCGCGCACCGGCGCGGTGCGCGTGAGCGGGGGCTAGGCGATGTGCGATCCCTTGACCATCGCCGGCGCGGTTCTTTCCGTCGGCGGCGTCGCCGCCAACAGCTTCGGCAACGCCGCGGCGGCGCGGGCGCGTAACAACGCGCTGGCCGCCGAACGGCAGCGTCAGGCGGCCTATGACCAGCAGCAAGCCGGGCTGGTCGACGCGTCGCGCGACCGCTATATCGGTTTCGAGGGCCAGCAGGACGCCGAAGCCGCCGATCTGACCGCGATGTTTCAAGGCGAGAATGCCGGCGCGCCCGAAGCATCGACCGGCATCCTGCCCGCCTCCGACTCCAGCATCACGGTCGCCAACGAGAATACGCGCCGCGGCGAAGCGCGCCGCTCGACCGACCAGCAGGGCGCGGCGATGGCGCGCCTGCGGTCCTTCGGCGACGTGCTGGGCGGCATCGGACGGCTCAACGCGCGCGACGCCGGCGTCCTGCAGCAGATCAGCGGGTTCAAGATGGGGTCGAACAACGCGCTGCCCTACGAACTGGATGCGGCGCAACAGCAGGGCTCGGGGCTTCGGCTGCTCGGCGACGTGCTGGGCGGCGCGGGCCAGATCGCCGTCGGCGCCGGGCTCCAGGGCGCACCGGCCGGCACGGCTTCGACGGTGACGAAGCTGTCCAGCGTCTTGCCGCGGCCACGCATCCCGAACGTCGTTCGGCTAGGGGGCTAAGGTGGCGATCCGCAATTCTTCCGACCCGGCGATCGGCGCGATCATGCAGAACCTCGCGAGGCTGTTCGCCCCGACGAGCCCGCAAGACCTGGCCGCCTACGCGGCGACGGCCAAGGCGAAGCAAGAGGCCGAAATTGCGCGCGCTGGCGAACAGCGGCTGGCCGATCTGTATGCCGGCGCGGCGGGCGACCCCGACCAGCAGGCCGTGCTGCTCGATCTTTACGACCCGTCCAATTCCTACAAGGCGTTGGAGATGGACGACCAGACGAAGCGCTACGGCTACGACCGCAGCCTTGAAGGAACGAAATATTCGGCCAACGCGTCGGCCGGCGCGGCGCGCTACGGTCACGAACTCGACTACCGCGGCTCGACCGAGAACAACGTGCGCGACAACGCGGGGCGCATCGCGGTCGAAACGATCAAGCCGGTCGGCGAAGGCGAGATCAGCCGCGGCCTCGATCCCGGTCTGGCGGCCTTGTTCGGGATGCCGACGGTCGCGCCGCTGGCGGGGCCATCGAAGCCCCTATCACAGGATCAGTATCTCGCGGCGAACGTGTTGCCCGGCATGACGGAAGATCAGTTGGCCGCCATGGCGTTCGGCAGCACGCCGGTCGAAAACGTCGTCGGCCCTGACGGAAAGCCGGTTGTGGCGACGCGCCCCGGCGCGATCGGCGCCGAGCCTTACGTCAAGCCGGACGCCGGGACGAAGCCGACGCTCGGCGTCGCCATGCTCCCCAACGGCACGCGCGTCGCGGCCGAATGGGGGCCGGGCGGCTGGCAGAACGCGCAGACGAAAGAAGTGCTGCCGCCCGACATTCAGGTCTTCGACACCCCCAAGGCCGTCGGCACGGCCGCCGACATCGGTATGGGCGCGACGACCAGCACGCGCACGGGCGTCCAGAACCAGCTTCTCTCGATCGCCACGGCGCGCGCCACGACGAAGCAGCTCCTCAATCTCATCAAGAGCAACCCGAACTCGCAGGGCGTCGTCGGCTTCATTCGCGGCACCGCGCAGGACGTCATGGCGACGACAGGCGAAGTCGGCGCGCTCATGTCTGGCGAGATGAAGAAGATCGCCGACGACGTGCAAACCGGGATGCTCGACGCCGGCGTGGCGCAGAAGTTCTTCGATGCCAGCATCCCGGCCATCGCCATGCTGTCGAACCTGCTCGCCTACCAGGTCGCGCGGGCGAATGACCCCAACGGGCGCGCGTCGGACAAGGACATCGAGAACGCCCGTCGGACGATCGGCGGCGACAAGTGGCTGTCGAACGCCGCGGAGTCCTCGACGCGGCTGTCGCAGCTCGACCTGATGCTTGCGCAGCAGGAAAAGATGCTGGGTTCGGTAGAACCCGGCTTCGCGCCGGGTGGTCCTGCCGGACGGCCCGTCACGCTGACGCCGGGCAATGAAGACGCCGATTACGAAGCACTGCCGTCTGGCACGCCTTTTGAAGACCCGGAGACGGGCGCTATTCTGGTGAAGCCGTAATGGGCTGGCGCGACGCTCGCGGCGTCACCCCCACGCCGCCGGCTCCGCTGGCGGCCGGAACGGAAGGCTGGCGCGCGGCGCGCGGCGCACCGGCCCCGCTCGTTCAGCCCGGCGCGTCCTTCAACACGGGGCCGAAGCCGCGCGTGCTGGGGCCAGGCGACTATGGCTTCGACCCGGTCGACCCGGCGAACAACGTCATCGCGCCCGGCGACGAGGGGCCGGGGCGCACGTCCGCCCCTCTGCCGACTCGCGCCGACACCTATGACGGCAGCATCGGCGGTATTGCGAACTATCTGTTCGACACGGCGGCGCTGGGCGCGGAAGGCGCGACGAGCGGCGCGGCCCGGCTGCTCGGCGCGCCGGTCGATCTGATCAACGCTGCGCCGATGCTGCTGAACCTGTTGCCCGGCGAACAGGGCATCGGCCCGATCACCGACCGTCCGGTTTTCGGCGGCGACTTCATGGACGACGCGGCCCATAGCTTCGGGCTCCTGGGCGACCGGCCGCAGCCGTCCGACCTGCTGCAGAAGATTGTCCAGCGCACCGGGCAGGAAGTCGGCGCGGCGGCGGTCCCGGTCGGGGTCGCCCTCAAGAAAGGGGCTGAACTCGGCGCTGAGGGGTTGGCCGCGCTCCGCGCCGCGGAGCCGACGAAGATCCTCGGCCGCGAAATGCCGAGCCTGGCGAAGATGTTCGTCGAGCCCGCGGCGGTCGACCCGGCCCGTTTCGTCAAGAAAGAACTCGGCATGGCCGCCGGCGCGGGTATCGGGGCCGGTGCGCTCGGGTCCGCCATCGACGACCCTTACGCCGATCTCGGCGGCGCAGTGCTGGGCGCGGGGGCGACCAGCATCGGCGGCGCAACGATCCCGCGGCTGCTCGACCTGTTCGCGGCGGCCACCGGCAACCCGAAATACGCGTCGCGTGTCGTGAACGAAGGCGTCGCGGACGCGCTGGTCCGCAATTCCGACATCATGGGCGCGCAGGTCGACCCGAACAACCTGGCGAAGCCGCTGGACACCGCCGATCTCGTCGAAGCCCTCATGGGGCCGTCGAAGATCGAAGCGACGATCCCCGGCTACACCGCGACGACGGCGACGCGCTCCGGTGACTTCGGCCTCGCCAATCTCGAAAACGCCCGCTCGCGCGGCGACAATGCCGGGCTGTTCCGCGGCATCACGCGCGGCAACGACACGGCCGTCAACGAGGCCGTCGGCGCGCTCGCACCGACCGAGACGCCCGGCGCGTTCCGCAGCGCCTTGGAGACGCAGCGCGCCGCGGTGTTGAGCGACGCCGA